GCCTTAGGCTAGGGCAGCCCGCTATACACGCAGTAATTTTCTAGCGTTCCTATTACTTTGCTCTGTATTGTTAGTACTACTTGCTCTGCTTTAGGTATGTTAGTTGCGTCGTATTTGCGGGCTGCCAGTAATGTTTTGTAGTTCTGTTCGTTTGCCATTTTTTAGTTCATATTCCAGTAGCTAGATAGCCACAGCATAAAAAATAGGACTACTAATAGCCAAAATTTAGGGCTATTCAATAACTGATAAATTGCTGCTTTCATTTTGTCTTAGTTTAGTTAATTCGTCTAGTAATTGCTTTGCTGCCTCGATTGCGGCTTGGGGGGCGGTTACTGGCTTACCGTTGCTGGCTAGTTTAGTATTTTTAGCCATTTCTAAAAATGTAGGTAGCAGCTGCAAACTAAAATACTCTAGTTTGCTCATTCCAGCGATAGGGGCTATTACTCGTCCTAAATTATCCTGTGCTATTTGTGGCGGGAAAGCGGGCGCTTGATAGTTTGGGTTATCCATTTTGTAAAGTTTTTAAATGTTTGTGGTAAATACGCTATTTCGATTAAAATTAGTAGGCTAACGCATATCGGTAGACACACTAAATAAACGAATAGCAATTCAGTTATTATCTTGATCGTTTTCATTGGCTAGACTTGTTAAATTAACAATTTGCCGCTGGTACTCGTCTATGCTATCGCCTATTAGGTTTTTAATTTCCATTTCTAGGCTAAACGGTATTAGCAGCTGATCTAGTAAAATACGATCGCCAGTCCTAAACGTAATTTCTAATTTTACGTCGATCTGGTAAAGGTGCTTGTAAACAAATTGTAGGGTATTTACTTTACCCTGTAGGCGCTGTACGTGCGCTAGGATCTCTGCAGGATCCTGTAGATAATCTTGCATTTTGGTTTAGTTTAAATTAAAAAAATCGTTTGTCGATACGAATTTATAGGCATTTATACCATATAAACAAAAAAAAATCTAGCCTGTAATTGACTAGATTGCATAATCTTAATAAAATCAGCTATTTATGTTAAAAATAAATCGCTTTCTAACTTTCTGCGTATTGTTAAACCTCTTACTATCTGTCCACCAGCCCTATTCCACCGCAAAAACTGTGCAGCTACCTGATCTTTACTAACGCCAGTATTTAAATATCTTAATAGTGTAGATCTACTAAACGCAGTTAGTCCGATATTGTAGGCTAAACTGGTAAGCGCTGCCAGTTGATTATCGTTTACTGGTACTTTTACTAGTTTTTGTACACCAGCCCTAAAAGCCGCTGTATCTTTTTTTAACCAGTCCAGCGCTTTTGCTTTTGTAATAGTGTCGCCTGATTTAATTTTTTGTCCAGTATCAGGGTTTTTTGTAGTACCATAGCCAATAGTCCATACCCCAGCTGTATCTTGATAGGCTTTTAGGCGTAATCCCTCAAATTGCGCTATTATCTTTTCTGCACTCACTCTATTACTAATTAGCAATAGTAATACTATAGCAGTTACTACTATTGCGTTTTTCATTAGATCCCTGTTTTGTCAAAATCTTTAGCCATTCCTAGTCCTAGTCCAGTAGTAATAGCGGCTACGCCCTCTACGATAGATCCTTTAATGATTAGTGCGATCCCTGTTAATACAGTTGTAAACCCGAAAAACGTAGTTTTCCAGTTACGCGGTTTTTTTAGTTTCATACTTTAAATAGTTTATAGCGTTATAGTAAAAAGTACCAGCAGCAATAGCGATAACGATAGCGCGATCCGTTTTTGATAGTCTAGGCTTTGTAGCGGCTATTAGTAAATAGGGCGCTATAAAAAATAGATCTATTAGTCTTACGGTTTGCGTTTTCACTAGTCTTTAATTAAATGCTCTAGCAAAATATCTAACTTAGTTTCCAGCCTAGTTAAACGCTGATCGTGATCGTCGTTTTTACTAGCCTTATCCTCTAGCGCTTTTACGCGCTGGTTAAGTACTGCCCAGCTAGCACCCGCACTAAAAATACTAGTTACTATTATTGCTATTACCTGACTGTCCACTTTCTTGCTGTTTTTTAGTTTCTTCAGCGATTGCGACGTTAGTTTCGCGTAGCTTACCCTGTAGCCATTCGATATTAGCCAAAAGATCGTAAGCCTGTGCTTTTAGTTCTTGTAGTTTGTCCATTTTTTTAAGGTATTAAGGTTAAATTTAATTGCGTACAAATATACTCATATGCGGCTAAATTAACGTCGCCAGCTTGCCCCCACGCGGTATAATCGTCGCCTGATATACTGGTATTGCCTTGCGCCAAAGATTGCTTAGTTTCGTTACCCTCGCTATCGGTAGTAACGCTGCTAATAACCCAGTAAAACTGTGCGTAATTACTCAAATTGTCGTTTACAATGCTTGCGTCAATAAAATTGCCGCTGCTTGCTTGTCCGTTAGTCCAGATTTGTACTGGTTGAATTGAATATCCCATTTTTATTATTTTATGTTACTGTTGCTAATTTGTAAAGAGTGCCGCCAATATCTACCTCAATATATTCAGTAGTATTAACTACTACTGTTGCAGCTACGCGGCTGCCGAGTTTCCAAGCGGCGGCTGTGCCTGTCGTTGGGGCAGCTGTTTTTATTGATCCATTTGTTGCCTCAAAATTACCACCAGCATAAAAAATAAACTGATCATTAACGCCAGGTTCTCTTAAATATAAATTTGCGTTGCCTCTTGCTATAAAACCCCACGAATAACTGCTTGTTGTATCATGCAAAAATAAAGTATATGCGCCACTCGTATTTTGAGAATATATTGTTCCATTAACTTGTAATTTTTGCCCCGCGTCTGTTGTAGTGCCGATTAATAAATTGCCATTTGCGGCCAGCGTCATAGCTTGTGTAAAGGATATGGCATTACCTGCTGTGCCTGATGGCGCTACTTTCCATCTATGTTCATTACTACCTATTTCATATTGTCCAGCACTACCATTTACCAAATATTTATAGTTGCCGTCATATATTGAATTGAAAGATAATAATGTGCCAAAAGTATTAGAAGCAGCTAAAGAACCATTTTGAAATTGAAAAGCTTTTACTCCTGTGCCAGCCCACGCACTTGGTGTTACTCCTAAACCTAAGTTGCCAGCGTTGTCAATCCTCATAATATCAACTGCTGCGCCGCCATTTGCTTTTCTAAATAAAAAATCGCCAGTTGATACATTTTCTCTGCCAATATCCCAATAAAAAGCAGTATTTGCTGAAGTTGAAAATCTTAATGCACCACCAGTTGAAAGATTTGAAAGTTCAAGCAAATTATTCGGACCAGTTGTACCTATACCTACGTTTTGTGTAGCAGCGTCCCACGTCATTATTGGCGTGCCTAATGTTCCGTCGTTTGTCGTATTTCTTGCAAAACTCCATTTATCGGCTGCGTCGTTTTGTATCTGTCCATAATAACTGCCAGTGCTATTAAATACTATTTGTGCCAGCGGTCTATTGCTGATATACATATAACCAGCGATAGATATTTTTGCACCCACGTTTGTCGTAGTACCAAAAAGGCTATTTCCCGCAAAGTAGTTTAGATCGCTTGCGCCCTCTTGGTAGATCCCCCAGCGGTTAGTATAAGTAACCGTTCCAGTTCCAGTCGTTTGATTGTTTATTAGTAGCGCGTAGTTATTAGTGATATTTACTGCACTACCTACGTTATCAGGAAAGCAAATGCGAAGTCCAGCAAGGTGCGTTATCGTACCTACTGCGCTACCGTTAAACGCATAAACACTACTAAGTGCGCTAAATGCGCGTATCGTAGAGCCTTGCGTCATTGTTAAAGTACCAGCGCCAGTAAAGCTGATACTGGTACTACCCTCTAGCCCCTGTCTGCCAGTATTGGCTACTGTAGTGCTGCCGCCTAGCGTTAAATTTAAATTACTATTTACTCCACCTATCGCGGCTAGTCCTACGTTTACTCCGTTGGGTATTGTTAAATTGTGCTGTACTGCTATTCCGATTGCATTACCAGTACTGTACGTTTTACTAGATAAAAAAGTAGCCTCATTACTACTAGCTAATACCTGTATAGCGTTATTTGTAAGTACAGTATTGTGTAACTCAAAATAGTTGTTTCCACCGTTATAGGCGTCGCCTATGCGCCATAGTCCACTACCGCTACGCTGAAACGCCAGCAAGCTATTAGCGGTTGCGCTAGTTGAATTTAGCTGCGCCATTATACCTGTACTGTGAATATCCAGCGCTGCGCCTGGCGTTGCTGTAAATAGTCCTAGTCCAGTAGCGTTTATGTAAGCTACAGGCGTGCTAGATCCGTTGTTTTGTACGTTAAAACGGTATCTAGTTTTATACGTCGCTGCGGCTGCGTCTGTAGTTTCAATAGTTAGCTGTGTTGTTTTAAACGTACCCGCGTCATCAGGCAGTTGCCAATGTACGCCAGTACCCATACCCACCGCAGCTGTGCCAGTAGATAAACTATGCTTAATTAGTAAAGGATATTGCCCGCCTGTATTATTAGGCGTCGTTTCCTCGATAACAGCGCCATAGCCGCTGCTGTTAGTTATATTTTTTGCCCATATTGCTGTAGCACTACTGCCAGTACTAGCATTGGTAGTGTAATTAGCATAGATCCCTATACCGTCTGTCTTTACTGCCTCTATCCTTGCACTAGGTACAGCGCTGCCTACGCCTAAAAAACCGTTTGTATTATCCCACCATAAGTTATTAGATCCACCAATAGCTTGCGCGGCTGTCCAGTAAGCTACTTGCGTAGCAGCGCCAGTACCAGTAACGGTACTACTGCCCGGACCGCCTATTAGATCCCACGTCGTACCGTTGTCGCGGTAGATCTCAAACGTATCTATAGACACAAATAAGCGCCCTGTTTGCCCCGCAGCTGGACGGTTTGCAAACGTATTGCTATTTATACTAGGGCTACCTAGTTGATTAAGTATATTAAAATCTACAAACATTAAACGTAACGTTTAAAAATAACAGTTAATTGATTAACGCCAGTACCCGAAAAATTAAAAGAATAAACTTTTACGTTTATCTCGTTCTCGTTGCCTGTGATATTCCACGATTGATTAGGCGTTAATAAAAAACCGTCTACAGTTACGTTTGAAGTTCCCTGATTAACAAAAATTATGCTATTCGCGTTAGTGTCCGTTTGGCTACTTTGCGAAAAGATTTTTGTTTCAGTTATGAATTTTTTACAGTTCATTTGCACTGGTTTTGATCTTGTTTGTATAGATCGCGCATAGTTGTAGTATCAGGCTCGAAAGTAGTTTGATCTACCGTATTTGCTACTAACTGTCTAGCTGTGCTAGCTGCGTCCATAGCACTAGGCGCTTTCATTCCTGTTTTTTTCTTACGCAGTAACCACCACGCTAGATAAGCGCCACCGATTATGTATAGCCACGTTGTTTTTTTCATACGTTATTTTTTTAGCAAAGTACCTGATCGTCGCCAAAACTAGCACCGATACGAATAGTAGGTAAACCTTTAGCTAGTGTTTGAGTAACTGCTTTAGCTTGTTTTCTAGTAGCTGTTTTAGTCTTAACTGCACGCTTTACAGCGGTAGCCTGTGCTTTTCTAGCTGCTTTTACCTGTGCTGGCTTTTTAGTAAATAGGTTGCTGATTAAATTAGTACCAGCGTCTATTAGGCTAGGTTTAGGCTTTACGGTGGCTGCCTCAAAATCTGCCTCGAACTCTGCGGCAGTTTGTCTAATAGGCATATCAGCGGTTACGGTTGCTGTACGTCTGCGACGCATAGACAATAGCAGTACTGCTGCCCCAGCGATTAAAATAATTGGTAATGCTTTTTTCATTTCTTAGTTGATTTTATGATATATCCAGTAGCCCATACTGCGGCTACGCCTATTACGATCCATTTAGCAAAATTTGCAAAGTTTCCAAAACCCTCAAATAGTTTGTCGATTGGGGTTTTTGCCTGTTCCTCTGCTAACTTTATTTCCTCGTCTACCGTTAGTACGCCTTGCTTTTTTAAGCCCTCTTTATCGAAAGCCCCGCGCTCATTTTTTACAGCGTAGTAGTTACCGTCTTTACCTCTAAAAGTAAAATAAAGGTTACTGCGACCAGCGTACATAATACCGTATTGGCTTACGAATGGCGCTGTAGGTGCTAAAAAGCTATCCACTCTAAAACTATAGCCTTTAGGTAGCTTATTAGATACAGGTTTAGCTTTGTCGCCCTGATTGTTAATATCGAATACACGATAAAAACTAAGCGGGCGTGTAGCGGTAAACGTTTTATCTATAATTTGTCTAGCTGAATAGATCGGCATATTTACATTTTTCTTAGCATACCTAGTAACATTCCTATTTGCATTTTAGGCAAACCAGCCAGCTTTTGTAGATCTTCGGGCGTTACTCCTTTACTAAATAAAGTTTCTAGCGTCGCCTGTAGATCTTCAGCTGATACCGTACCCGCTACAGCCTGTACTGGCTCGCTAGGTACTGGCGGTATGTGCTGTGCCAAATCAGGCACAAACTTTGCTATCAGCCCCATAACTATAGGCGTATTTACTATCTCTAGTATTTGCTTTACGTTATTCATAACAGGGTTACCCGCTACGATACTATCGTCTGGCGACTCGTCGTCGTCCTCGTCTATTTCGGATATTCTGTCCTCGCGTAGCGCGCGCAGTTCATTTAAGATCTGCGTATTTATTTCGTGCTGCTGCGAACTTATACCACTATAGCCCGCCATAACTCCCATACCCGCTGGACGCTCATTGACAACAAAAACCTTGCTAATAGAATTTTTTAGATCCTTGTCTTTATTGCTAAAAACGGATATAACGTAGTTTTCGTAGTCGTCAGGGGTTATATAACTTAGCGCTGTTTGCAGTTTTTCGTAACCGTCCTCTTTACTGTTACCGTTATATTGATCGGTACAATTTTTAGGGGCTACAGTAAACCTGTAAATTTTCCACGCGGACTGATCCTGATCATTGTACCAGTTAAGTACCGCGTTAGCGTTTCGTAATTGGGCTGTTGCTGGCATAGGTTATTAGATATAGTAAACTCCAAAACAAAAACTAAAGTTTGCTGTATTTGCTGGCGCGCTTGCTATCTGCACAAACGACTTATCCCACGTAATTTTTTGCCCTGAGAACTCAGGCAAACTACGTACAAAGGGTGCGCTAGCACTAGTAGTAGCTTGCGTGCGGATCAGCGATACCAGCGGTATGCGGTAAAGATCCTGACGCTCGTTTGAATACAGTACTAAATAAGATTTTTGCATAATAGCAGCTGTAGGCAGTGCTACGTTGTTAGGACTAACTGTAATAGTATCTACAGCGAACGTTTCTAACGCCATAAGCGCAGTATAACGCAGTTTAGGTAGATCAGGAAAATTCCACTGTGTTTGTGTCTGTCCAGTTACAGCTACTCCTGGCACTAACAATTCTACCAGTTCGTACTTTGCGGCTTTAAATGCCATTTTGATAAATTTTTCTTTTTTAAAATAAGGGCGGCAGCACTAGGCTGCCAGCCCTATACCTATTAAAACCAACCCTAAAAAATTAGCGCACAGGCGTTGAGTTCTGCGCCAGATGCCCTCTAAGAATTAGGATCGCGCGGCTATTAGCTTGAATAGCAGCCATAGCGCTAGGCAGTTGCACCTGTAGTGTGTTCTGCTTAGATCCTACCAGTACCCACGCTGGCTCGATCGGATAGAAGGCGCTTTCGCCACCGTCTTGCTGATCTCTAAAAGCCTGTGTTTGCGCGGTAGTGTACGCGTTACCACCTTGCTGCTGCGGCACGCTGTAATGACGGTACAAATCGTACGCTGGTACAATTTGACGGTTATTTACAGTCAAAGTAAGAGAACTGTTATACCAGTTAAACAAACTGCTAGCTGCGTTAGTAGTTGAGAAAATATAGGGGTTAGGATAAGTAGCCAGCTGAAAATCTACAGCAGTAGACGAACTAGGCGCGGCTACAAAAAACCCTAAACTCGAAATAACGAAACTATCCTGAAGATTAAGACGCTGCTCTGTAGCAAAACTAGTAGTATTGCTAGAAGATACATCGTTTACCAGTACAGGAAACTGATAATTTGTAATAGAAGTAGAAAGAGCTACCTCTAAACGTAGGTAAGACTGTGAAAGTACTACCTGATTGGGGTTAAAACCCGCGTTTGCAAGCGCCTGTTTTGCTTTTTCGTAAGCTAGGCGCGTTCCGACTGTTGAAGCCATATTGTTTGTTACGTCATTCGTATCGCCTGACGTGGGGCTTTTTGTTTTTTAAATGTAGGTGAATACAGGTGAATGTTTTTTAGTACATATCGTCCTCGTCATATCCAGCCAGTACGCTAAGATTGTCGCCAGCCATTACGCTGTCCTCGCCCGCGATTACGCTAAGGTTGTCGGGGATCTCGCCTACCGTTACTGGAAACTCCATAACGTCGTCTGCTTGACCTAGTGCTGGTACGATATTACCTACCAGTCCAGCGCCACCAGCAGCGATCATACCGTTGCCGATTGCCTTACCCAAATCTCCCTTAACAATTTGTGGGAAAAAGATACCAGCAGCAACTACAGCGCCATTTTTGATACGCTCGTCGCCAATAGGTAATGCTTTTGCCACCATTCTGCCAGCGATTGCGCCAGCGATAATGCCTAAGGCTTGTGTTAATGTGCCTTTAGCCATAGCACCCATACGACGACGACCTGATCTGCGTCTGCGGGTACTTTTTTTACGTCTTGCCATTTTTCTTGTTTTTTATATTTGTTTGTTACGTCCTATTTTACCAAAGTAGCTGATCTGCAAAATATCCAGCGCTGTATTTTATCTTTCTGTCGCCTCTGTGTCTTATCTTATACAAACGTCTGCGCTGATCCGCTACCGCCTTTCCATATAGCTTTAGGTAGCTAGGATAGTCTAAATATCCCCTAGCCCCTACGCTCGTTAAATAATTTCCTTTTCTGTCATAAACGTCTAATTTTTTGCCTTTCCTAGTGCTAGGCTTTACGATTACTTTTAACCGTCTAGCCTGTGCCATAGTGTATGGCGTTATTTTATACATTAAAATTCAAAATTTCCTAAATCAAATTCATTTTTTGATCTTATTGCATACTCACGCGCTAATAAATTTCTATCGTGAGTATCTAATAAATCAAACCATTTATCGCCACGACCACCAAATTCTTTATTATATTTTTTCATAGCAGCCTCTACATAATAACGCCACAACTTAGCCGCTTTATCAACATCAAAAGTTCCTTTTTTATATTTTTTACCTAAGTTTATTAAAATCGGTTTACGCATTTGAAAATATAACTGGCTGTCGTTATCTGCAAATAACTCTATTTCTCTTGCTGCATCAGGATCTCTAAAAGTAGGTGCTTCGCCTATGCTTTTTCTTTTAACTACGGTATATCCGTGTGTTAATCTGTATCCCTTTTTTTGTAACTGCTTTCTTAATTCTTTGCTCTTAACTTTTACTCCACTAACCACGCGGATATTTACGTTATGGCTTTTAGTATCTGTGTGCATTTCGCTGGTGCGCTTACTCTTTTTAGCTTTTACCTTAGTAGGCGTAGCTTTTTTAGTAGCCCCTACTCCAGCGCGCTTTTTACCATAACTGATCGCCCACGCTTGTTTAACTGCTTGCGCTTGCGTAAGTTTTGGATTTTTCTTTCTTAGTTTGCTTGCCTCTTTTACTATCGCCTTAAATTTAGCGCGGGCTGCTTTTTGTTTTGCAGTCATTTTACTTTTTTCTAGTTAAAAAATATACTACAGCCGCCCCACCAATTACTAGCGGTAAATAATTCATTTTACCAGTAGCAGTAGTCTGTTTAAATTCAGGGGTGCTGGTAACTTGCATAGTGGCTGGCGTTTCCTCAAAAACCTGATCCGATACGTCAATATCTGTAGCCAGTTCTGCTGCTTTAGGCTGTAGTGCTTTCTTTGCTAGTTCTTGCGCTTTTGCGTTTACAGCGTCCTTACCGATCTGCACCAGTTCGGCTGGATCTATTCCAATGCTACGCAGTACGTCTGCTACCTTTACTAGTAATGGCGCAGCGGTAGCCGCTGCTGCCGCTGGTGCGGCTGGCGCTACTCCGATCATACCGTCGCCAAAAATTCTCTTTTTCTTAGATCCTTTTTCCCACGCTTTTTTAAGCGCCTCTAGCTTACCGCCAGCACCCTCCCAAAAAGTACGCAGTTTAGTAGGCTGTTTTGCCCACGCAGCTGCTAGCTTAGTAGCCAGTCCAGCAAAATTTATACTAACTAATAGTAAAAAAGAATTTCGTACAGGGGCAGCGGCTACTTTTAGCACTACTCTAGCACCTTTCTTTAGCACCTGTCCTGTAGTGCGTCCAGCAGCTTTGCGGGCGGCTTTTACCGTAGTTTTAGCCGCTTTTTTCTGCGCTGTAGTCGCAGCCGCTTTCTTTTGCTGCTTTGCAGCTTTTAGCGCTGCTTTCTGCGCTGCTGTAGCGCCAATGCCTGATATTTTGTAAACTGCCATTTTTTTATCGATTGCGTATGTGTACGGTTTTTTATAGTCAAAACTGCTGATAACTGGATCTATCCAGATCTCTTTATCTGTGTTAGGATCTATTACAACAAAAACGTGCTGCGGCTGTCGGTCAAAGGGTTTGTAACTAGCAAACCTAAAAGCAAAGGGTATGCCTAAATTTTGTAAGATACCCGCACTAAATAGGCTGTAATGTTTACAGTCGCCCCGACCTAACGCCAGTAGACTAGCTGGACTAGTAACAGTCTGCCTGTTACTGCTTTCGATACGATATTTTACGTTTTTGCGTAAAAAATTGTAAATCTTTCTAGCTATATCTCTTTTAGATCCACCACTAAAAAAAGAACTAATTTTCGCGTAGTCGCTGGCGTGTTCTCTATGCGCTTTTATTATCGCCTCGATAATATCGCCAGTCGTCTGTTCCTCTACTAATTTATCCGCTCTGCCCTGATACGGATCTAGTAAACCCATTAACAGCTGCGCGTCCATTAAATAGTTTGCGTTTCGTTAATAGGATAAGTAATACCGTCTAGGTTAGCTGATCCTGTAAAGTTCGCGCGTACACTACCGATAGGCGTAGTTAATAACTCGCGTACACTACTAAAAACGCCAGTCGCACTAGGGCGCGCCTGTAGTTTTAAAATCGTTTCACTATTAGGCTGTATAACCTGATCGCCAAAAGCCGATACGTTAGCTACAAATTGATTATTTACAGATAAACTGCCGCTAATACTTTTAAAAGTAAGTCTATTATTAGTGGGGTTTTGTACTGCTAGATCTATATTGATAACTGGCGAAAGTAAACCGCCACCGACGCGAACTGATCGCAGTAAAAAATTTGCTTTTTGGCTAAACCTGTAGCGGCTTAGAAAGTACAGCGCGGCTGCACCACCAATGATCAAAAAGATCCGTTTCATTTTAACGGATCGCGGCTTTTTCTTAGTTCTGTTCGTTTGTCCTTACGAATATAAACTACTGCTATTACTTACGGTAATTAGTTTTATCCACAAATTTGATAAATTACCGTTTTCGTAGGGTATGTGGGCGCGTTTGTGCGCGCACACGCTACCCTACGAAGTTACGGAAATTATGTGAATAACCTACAAATCTGTAGTACTTTTTATCCACAATTCACCTGTATTCACCTACATTTCTAAATAATCTGCACAATATCAGCCCGCTAGGGGCAAAAAAAAGCGCCCCACGTAGAAACGTAGGGCGTCCTTTACTTGCTTACTTGTGAAAACCTAAACTAACTGCTTATGAGAGTACTAAGATACTACTTTTTATTAAAATCGCCTATAAGCCACGTGCGACGCTCAAATTTGCCCGATCCCTGATCGTACCAGTTAATATACCAGCCGCCCAAATTGGCGCAAAATTGCCCAAATTTAACAGGGTTGCTGATATTGCGATACTTTCTAGGGCGTAGCGTCTTAGGTTTAAAAAAAACTGTCGCGCTTTTTAGATCCTTTGCCATTTTTAACTATTTTCGTAGTGAATACAGGTGATTGCGGTTTAGTTCTGCGATCGTTTGTCCGTAGCCAGCCCGCGCCTCGCGCCTCAGCTGGCTACTTTGTTTTAGAACGGTAGATCGTCTGTAGTTTCCTGATTGTTACTCATTGGCGGCATAGCAGCTGTAGTCTGTACCGCTTTAGGGTTTAGATCCGCTGGCTGCTGCTCTGTAAATAGTAAACGCAAATAATCGTTACCGCTTTTGCTTTTGTTAAGCCAGCCCGCTATACGGTACTGCTTACCGTCTAGGGTACAGTTTCCGCTGTAGTCAGGCTGCGTTTGCTTTTCTTTTTTGTTGCGGTATAGCGCACCGCTGTTTTTGTTTTCCATAGTTACTAGTGTTCAGTTTCGCCTGTTCCCGCGTTAAGGTTTTTTTACTTTTTTAGGTATCTCTAAAATAGGCTGCTGATACGGTAGCTGCTGCCAGCGTCCGTCGAAGTTCATTAACGCAATAGGATCGAACTCGTCGCTAGATCTTAAAAATTTAGGCTTTAAAACAAATTGCTTAGTATCCCTGTTTTTCTCTACTATTAGCGTAGACTGCGCCCACCTATCTGTATTAGATCCTAAATGCCCTAGACTTTCGCCACCATTTTTGCCTAAATGCAGTACCCCGATCATTAGGATATTGTAGACTTTAGTAATGCGCTTAAACCAGTTTGCTAGTAGCCTAGTTTCTCGCTCGTCATTGTAATTTAAGCATAGATCCAGTAAACCGTCTACCACTATTACGCTACAGCTAGGCGTATCTATTAGGTACGTTTCTATCATTTTGCGAATACGACTAGGCATATCCTCGCGAAAGCTAAAAGCGTCTAGCCTATCAGGTATAGAATTTTTGCCCGCAAAATCTTTGATCCTAGTCATTTGCCTGTGAAAATCGTACTGGCTGCTTTCTGTATCAAAATAGGCTATTTTTTGGCGATCCGTTGGGGTGCTTAGTTTGATCCCGAAAACGTCTTGAAAGGGCGGCACTAGCGCGCTAGCGATCGTAGCAGCAGCGTAGGTGCTTTTACTAGCCTTAGGCTAGGGCAGCCCGCTATACACGCAGTAATTTTCTAGCGTTCCTATTACTTTGCTCTGTATTGTTAGTACTACTTGCTCTGCTTTAGGTATGTTAGTTGCGTCGTATTTGCGGGCTGCCA